GTCGCCATGCGCTGGTTACCCAGTGTTCAGATTTAGCCTCAGCGACAACAACGTCACGCGCTACCTGCTGTGCAGTCTGCTCATGCTCCATCATGGCAAGGCGCAGCTCATGCGCGGCCTGTGCGGCTTTATCTTTATCCTCAAAGAATCTGCCAAGCACCTTATCAACGGCGGTGCCAAGGCCAGCGGAAAGCAACTGCTGCATCATATCTAGTTCCTCATGTCCCAGCGAGCGGGGCCGTTGGTGCGCGTGTCAATATGAATAAAGGTGTTGTAAATGCCTAAGCTCGCGTTGGGAAACTCGCGCTCAAGCCAATCATAAACTTCCTGCAGGGGAGCTTTTGGTGTGCGAATGTCAGCCGCGCGGGCTTTCATGTGTTGGCTCGTAGGTGAGCCACCCACTGCTTTGTTGTGTGAAGGGCATCGACAGGCGCTGTTGATTATAACCGGGCCGAAGTACGCGCGAAGCGCGTTAAGGATAGTCAGTGTCGAGGCGTCAACGGTGTCAAATCCGCACCCACATTTACATGCAAACTCAGACCGTCGAAAATAGTCGGACAGCTTTTGAAATGCCATTAGAAACCTGAACGGGCAGCCCAAACAAGAAAGGAGACAAAACCGCCGATAAGCAGCCAAAAAAGTTTTTCTCCAAGGCGAACAGTGTTTGTTTTAGTTGCGAGTTTTTTCTCAAGATCGGTTACGCGCTCAATAACTTTTTGTTGGTTTGTATCATAGTGGTCCATGCGATTGAACAACGTCACCATGCGTTCTTCCATGCGAGCCAGACTCACTACCGCATCGGAAAGCTTATCTAGCTTTTGCTCAATCCTCAGCAAACGATCTTGGTCTGACATAGTCACTTCCTGCGGTCCTTCATCGCTTTAATCGCTCGGCCTTGCCGAGCCGCTTTCTTTTTACCGTTGCTGGTATAGCACTTGCCAGACTTACCCCACTTGTAGCCTGACTTGTTGTTTTTTGTGCAGCGCTGGACTGGCATCGTTAGGTTTTGATGATGTACATCATCGCAATGTTACGAGGGCGGGTTTCGCCAGTGTTCATACTCCCAACAAACAAACCCTGAGACCGAGTCGACGAAGATGAACTACTACCGTCGCCGTCTGTGTCCCTAAAAAAGGTTGTGGCCTGCCACGAAGGGGTGTTGATGTTCCGTGTGTAGTAGTCTTGAGACCCAATATCGTCCCATGCAGCGAACAAATCTTCTGTGCTCTGGACCTGACTAGACCCAAACGCTCGCCCGCTGTCTACTCCTCGCCCATTATCCCAACCTCTGACAAATTCTCCGCGAGTATCAGGAAGATTAAATGTAGTTGATCCATTTCCCGCACCCCAAACGGTGCCAATTGCGCTGAACAAAGCTGAATAGGTTGAACGGCTAACAGCAGAGCCATCACACTCGAGCCACCCATCGGGTGCGCTAGTGCCAGCGTACATCTGAACAGCGCCAGAAGGGGTTGCAGCCGCGCTTGTAACTTCTGTCACATGGCCAAACCCATCCAGCGTTATGCTTTTTACTACGTTGTTGTTCCCAGAATTGTCCACTGATGCTTGAGACGATGTGTCAGCATGAGAGACTGTACGATTAGCAGCAAGCGAGCCACCACCAGTAAGCCCAGACCCCGCTGAAATTGTTGTGCTGTCGTCGGCTTTTGCGTCTAGCTGCCCCTGAATCCCGCTTGTCACACCATCAACGTAGTTAAGCTCCGCCGTCGACGCGGTAAGCCCGTCGAGTTTGTTCAGCTCCGCCGTCGACGCGGTAAGCCCGTCGAGAATGTTTAGCTCCGCCGTCGAGGCGGTAACGCCGTCGAGAATGTTCAGCTCTGCCGTGGAGGCGGTAACGCCGTCAAGCACGTTCAGCTCTGCCGTGGAGGCTGTTACGCCGTCGAGCGTGTTGAGCTCTGCAGCGGAGGCAGTAACCTCAGTTCCGTTAATACTGAATGTGGTGACATTCACCTCGCCCGAGAGGCTGAGGTTCTCAGTCAAGTCAGTGACCGCAGCGCCTGCTCCTGAACCGTCGCAGTAGATGATCTTCTTAGTGCCTGCAGGGACGTCGACGTCACCGCCCGTGCCTTGTGTCACGGTTATGGTCTGGTCTGTGGCGTTGTTGATAAAGTAAACTTTCTGCATGTCAGACGGGCTGACAGTCACCGTACAGGTCGCACCCGGAGCACCGGTAAACTCAACGACCATATGTCGTCCGTTAGAAGTCACACCGTCTGTTGCAGTCAGGCTGTAGCTGGTAAGTCCGTTAAGCGAAATAGAAACGACGCCTGTGGCAAGCTCTTCAAGCAATCGCAGGTTCGTGTTGGTTGTTTGCCCCCACGTGTTTGACTGCTCGCCAATGCCAATCAGCTCGATGCCAGTATTTGAATAAGTGCTTGCCATATCTGTTACTCACTAGGCACTAATTTTGCGCCAGTTTACACTATTACTCGGTTCGATTTCTTGCCAGTTTACATCAGCAGATGGAACCAGCGAACCCCAGACAAAAACGCGGTTGAGCACTGCAGAGGCAAAAACCCCTTCAGGGGCTACCAGCGCTGAAGCGGCAGCTTGAGCTGAACCCAATACAGCGGCGGCGCTGACTCCCGTTACGGCGACAAAAACACCTTGACCTTCTACTACTGTTTCTTGGCCAAGCGCTGTAGCGCCGACAACATCTGCAGCACCAGAATTGTTCTGGTATATAAACCAAGGACGGTTAGCGTCAGAGACGTCTACCCCGATAAAATAGGCGTTAATCTGGTCGTTTCCTAGCACTATCCCGTAAGCCCCACCCACACCAGCTATGGAGTAAGACTTACCTGAATAGGTTGCGCTACTAACACTCCACGCAGAGCTCAAGTTGTACTGGTAAACGTCGTCGCCGGGGAAGCTTTCCGCCACAAACATCCGAGTGCCATCATCAGAAAACTCAATGCCTCTACCAATAGTCATTTGGCTGGATACATCCAGCGTACCTCCAGACAACACAAAGCCAGATAAATCCCACGGCGTGAATAGAGTGTACGAATTAACTGTTTCGGGGCTTCCTCCAACCGCATACATTTTCGTTCCGTCAGGCTTAAAGTACAGCCCTTGTGAACCACTTGGCGGGTCACTGAACACCACGCCTGAGTAAGTCGCTGTATCTAAGTCCCAAGGCGTTGACAGGTTGTAGGTGAAAACATTGCCTGCCAAATCAATAACGTACAGGCGCGTGCCATCTGGCTTGAACGCCAGAGACTGAGGGAAAATTGTAACTTCGTTGGATACGTCTAAGCTTTCCGCCGTTTTTACTATAGAACTAGCGTCCCAAGGCGAAGAAAACTGATATTTTGTTATGCTATCTGAGCCTGACTCTACTATAAAAACATCGACGCCATTTGGCCGAATATAAAAGTCGTACGGAGTACCAGATATAGGTTCTATAGAGTCAGAAACACCTGTATAGCTCCAGCTGTCAATATCAAGAAGTCCGCTGGCGAGGGTTGCTACCGCATCTGCAGTTGTCTCAGCATTACTAGTGCTCGCTACAGAGCTTACGCCTACTGGCTCTACAACAACCCCAGCCATAACTAGCCTCTAAGAAATACGAACGATGGCATTGGAAGCGTCAGCAGTGGGGAACTGAATCGTGAAGTCACCGTCGGTCGAAGTCTTATCCCCACCAAAACTAAGCACAGCAACCGCTTTGTCTCCCTCGCTGCTGTTATAAATTAGCGCACCAGCTGCAGTGATAGTGGACGACGACCACGTGGTGTCAGAGAAGTCCAAAAACGCCGTCGTGCCGGATGAAGTAGGGTCAACAGTAGTCAGCGTGTTGCCGCCAGCCGTATACCCGGCGCCCGTAACTTCGTTAGAAGTTGAGTAAGTTGTCGTGCTGGCATCAAGATTAGCGGAGCTCGTGTAGAGCGCGATCTTAAAAGTATCTCCCGTAGTGCGGAAGTCATGAACGCCCTCAAGAAGTTCTTCTTTAAAACTGGTGCACATTGCCTGAGTGATAGCCATCGGTGTCTCCTACTAATCTTTTGAGCGGCGGTAAAAGTCCAAGCCTTCCACAGCCTGCGCAAACCCGTTCAGTGTTGTCAGCGACTGGTTAAAGCGCTGATCATACGCGCCAATCATATCAGGCTCGCCTTTCATGAAAATATAAGCTTCAACCAGCGCTCCATAGAGCATCGCAGTCGGTGCGTTCTCACTAAGCCATGTCGCACCAGAGGGTTCGTCCACGAGAGAAACAGGACGGAAAAAATAGTGGAGTTCAGCCTCGTAGTCACCATCAGGCGTAGGCGCCACAATAAAATTTGTCAGATCAAAGTCTGCGTAATAGCGAGGAAAGCCAGTATCACCGGCGTCGGGCCAAAACTCCTGAATGAAGTTAGTGTCCTTGTTCAGCAGAAACTCTTTATCGGCACCCGAGCCAATCGACAACGAAAACGAATACAGCCAGTCAGTCGGCTTAGGAACGTACTTATCGCCCGTAACAATGCTAGTGCTTGCGTTTTTGCGAAACACTTCAAGCGGCACTGATTTAAGGATTCGCTCTTCGGTTTGCGTAATGAACGAGTCAATGTTGTTTACGAACACCGTCTCGGCGTTATCCGTGTAGTCTTGAATCGCCTGCTTGAGCGTTGTGTATGTGTAACCAGCCATTAGGGCAACCCGTTAATAAAGTCATCGTAAGCGGTCGTGTCGACCGGCGGTTCTTCTCTTGCAGGGCGCGCATGACGCAGTGCTTCTGCATCAGCTCTTACATAAGGTGGCTCAAGCTGAGGATGCTTCGCCTCAAAGCACTCCGGGCAAACCCGATTGCCGTTCCACTCTTCGCGAATCCGCAAGTACTTATACTCAAACCCACATCGGTCGCAGATTGCTAGTGCGTATTTGCCTGACGCAAAGTTGCCCATAATCAGTACCCGTAAGAGCGATAGCTTGGCCGAATAAACAACGACCCCCGCTCACTGTCTTCGTCAGCTGCACGCGCAAAGTCTTCTTCGTAGACCATCTTCATGGCTTGCGCACGCTCAGGTGCCGCTTTCATAGCAAGGTAATATGCGAGCCCAGAGACCATCGGCGGAATAAACCGGCTTGGCACGTCCACATCGTTGGTCAGCGTCGAGGCGTCTTGGATGCGTTGGATGCGGTAGCTCACCACAGCGTCTGTGTCGTTCTCAGGCGTAGGCCATACATAAAAGCTAGGCACTGCCGTGCGCTCAACGTAAATCTGCGTAGGACGGCCCGTCTGCGACTTTTGTGGCAGGTTCAGATAATCCTCACGCGTAATACGCTCAAGCGTATAGTCCGTGCCGTTGCGGCGTACAACAGACTCAAGAACGTCAATGTCTTCAGAATTCATCTGATACTGGGCCTGACCCTGAACCATGGGTTCTGAGACCTGCTCAACCTTCCAAAGATTGACACCTCTGTTGGTCCAGTCCTGAAACATGACATTCAGACTGCGCCGTGCTTTGCGAGCATCATAGCCTGTACGCATCTCAAGACCGAGGAGCTCATAGGCTTCCTCGATCACATCAGCGACGTCCAGCTTGAAGTCTGTCGTGCCGCTTGTAGCCATTAGTACATCTTAGCCTTGCTCACGCCCTTCGGCTAATCCTTCTCTGCGGGCATTGGCGATAAAGGAGGCTTGATCATGCAGAAACATGGAGCGCGCCTGGTAGGCCAAGCGGGCCTTCTCGTCCGCTA